TGTATACTAAATCAATTTCACCCAAATTAGCAACCATTGTAAATGGTGTGCCATCAATTGTAAATGTTTGACCAGGTTGCACATTCCAAGTTGGTGTGTTTATTACAATGTATGGACCAGCCGGAACAAATGCCATTGGCACATCTGTTAAAGTAATTATATCACCAAATAAAAACGCTGCTCTATCTAACGTTATATCTTTTATCGTTCCTAAGTTATCAGATGCCGTTAGTGTTATTGTGTGTACAAAATCTAACTGAACTTCACTACAATCATCTTGTAAAATATAACCATCAAACAAAATAGTATTTGCACCTAATATATCGTCTCCAATAAGCTTAACATTATACTCATTGTCATTATCTGAATAAAAATCTAGTAATGATATGCCATTAGCTGTAGTAAGATTTATTGTTAACGTACAACCTTTAATTGGTGCCAATGGATCATCTTCTTGCCACTCTTGGACAACTGGTGTAGATGCCAAAACATAATTAATAGGATCACCAGTATAACTTTCTTGATAGATATTTACAACATATCTACTATTACCATTCCTTATCGAATCAAATGAGCTAGTGTATTTTAATCCCATTATGTTGTACGTGCATAAGTAGCACTATATTTTTTGTTACTAAAATAAATGTCTTGACCTCTTAAAATGCCGTAAATCTCTAAGCCACCTGTTACACCACCTAACATATTAGATGTCTGTGCTGCAGGTGTTACTTGACTGCCTCTAGGTAAGCTTATCATTTCCGGCCCACGCTCTCCAACTAAAGCCATGCCACCTGGCGCAAAACGTGTTCCAACCGCAAATCTATTTTGATTAGACGTTGCACTTTTTATAAGTGATCCTAATGCTACCAAAGCCACACCTGCTGCAATTACTAAAAATGGATTTGCTAAAGCTTGTGCTATTGCCGCCTGTGCAACTAATGCAGCCGCACCAATGGCAATTATCTGCTCACCTAATGTAGCAACAACTCCACCCAATGCATTAAATATACTTTGAAAAATATCTCCAAAATTAGCAGTGCCATTTATTGCAGCAGCTAAACCTTCACCTAATCCAACTCCAATAGCTGCTATAGATGATTCTAATGCAGCCGATAAATTTGATGTTATATCTGTTGTTTGTTTTTTTAAATTATCTATACTACCCTTTGGTATATCAAAAGGTATTGCTATTGGTGTAAGATTAATTTTCTCTTGTAATGATTTAACTAAATCTTTAGGCTTTACTGCATATAATGACCTTTTTAATGCGTTTAGTTCTACAACTAATGGTATCGTAAAAGATGCTTTAGCATTAAACTTCTTTATTGCTGTTTCAATAAATGAAGTGTAAGATTCAATATTTTTCTTTGTTGCTGGCTCATTAAATGCAACTGCTATTTTTTCGTTTGCTACTAATTCTAAAAAAAATGCTCTATAAGCATCTGCTAATGTTTCTACTGCTTTTTGTGTTTTTTCAGTTTTCTTTTTAGTTTCTGTTTGCTTATATCCTAACTCACCAAATGCTGCAGTAGCTTCTAATGTAGCATTTGTATATTCAGTTTGTGAATTAGTAATATTTTTATTTACAGCTGATAAAGCAGTTTGAACTGACTTTAATTTTTCAGCAGCTTTAGTATTATTTTCTATTTGAGTTGCTATAAGATTATAACCATAAGCTCCAGCTCTAACAGCTTCATCAGCTCTTAATTGAGCAGCTTTTAAATCTGTTTGAGTTTTGTTATACTCAATTGTTGCTGCTGTTAAATCTTTTTGCAGTTTTGTTCTTTCTATAATATTTTTAGCTAAATCATCAACATATTTTTGAGCTACTGCTTGTGCAATTAATGCTTTTGTATATAATTCAACTTCTTTTGTAGCTGAAGCTGTTTCTATATTTGTTAATGTAAGTAATTCACCATGCTTACCTAATATTTGATTTGCTTGTTTTAATGCCTCATTTCTTTGCTCTAATGGCAATTGACCATTTCTAGCTATGTCTACATAAGATTGTAAAGCAAGACCAGTAGACAAAGCCCCTGATTTTGCACTGTCTATTGACTTAGCAAAATCTTCAGCCGCTTTTTTTGTCTCATCAAGTTGCTCTTTTGCTTTCTTTGTTGATCCAGTCCATCTATCAAAACCAATTTGAGCAAAACTTACAGCGGCAGTAACCACACCAAATGCTAACCCCAAACCTGCAGGCCCACTTAAGCCACTAACCAAAGCTTTTAACGCTCCACCTGTGCTACCAGTCTCAGCCTTTAATCTACCAAATGATTCTATTAATGGGTTGATGTTGTTTGCAATACCTATAAAGCCAAATGGAGCATCTTGTGCAATCCTAGATAGATTTGTTAATGATTGACCTGCAGTATTAGCACCATTGTTTAAATTGCTTTTTAATGCATCACCAGTTTTCTTAGCCTCAGCTGCTGTAGTCTTTAAAGCATCAGTTGTATTCTTAAGACCTGTGCTAACCTTGTCAAACCCAGTTGCCGTGACTATTATCTCTATCTCTTCTGCCATTATTTAATCTTTAATTTGTGTCGCTCTAAAATAGCTTTGTATCTATCAGCCGTCATTGGCTCAACCTCTTTTTTATCCTCATCCTCCATTGGCCAAAACTTATTAATCTTGCCTATTGCCTTACTTCCTGCCATTGCCTCTGCTATGCGAAAAGAGGCAAAACGAATGACCATAGCCGATTCCTTTTGCCTCTCTTGATATCCCTCACACGCTGCATAAAACTCATGAGGCATTGAGCAATAATATTCATCTACACTCCATTGTAACTTACCTAAAGCAAACTTGAGGTTGTCGTAGCACTGCTCTCTATGGCTTTTTTTTTCTCCTCATTTTCTCTAATCTCTTGACCTTGCTTAATCAAGTCATTCCATACTTTTGTATCGTTTAATAAGATAGTAACAGCCTGTATCTGCTCATTCTTATTCTCCATCTCATCTACCCATTCACATACTAACTCCCATGTGTAATCTACATCCTCACGCTTTAATCTGCTGTAACCAATCATGCCACCGTACACCATCGCATACATAAAGCCTGATGTAGTTTCACCATCGTTAAACTCGTGGAGCTTCTCAATGGCTAATTGATTGAATTTAATTCCGTACTCTTTGCCGTTTAGTTTGATTTTCATTTTGATTGTTTTAGGTAATAGTTAATTTGATTGACTCAATTACAAGCCAATCAAATTAACCTATGTTATTAATTAAACTGTTACAGTTATTGTAGGTGTTCCTTGAGGCTGTATAGATCCGGTGAAGGTTCCGATAGAATCAAATGCATATGTGCTGCTTAATTCCGATAAAAATCCTGTTCCGCTTTCAACCTCATCACCAGTTACTGGACTCTCAGGTGCAATCTGCCAACCTATTGTAGTTTTGCTACGCAATAATTGACGTAATGATGTACCACTGATTTTACCGCTAGTTGGATCTTGTAAGTGTTGACCTTCAAAAGAATAAGATAACTCTAATGTACCAGGACTCTTATCTGGTCCACACGCTGAAGCTGCATCTACAACAGTTACTGAATCAGCTTTGCTTACTGAAGTTAAACAAACTACAGTATCATAATCGGTTCCACCTGTTGGATCAATGAATAATAACATTGTACCACCGGCTACTTTGTGTTCTGCCATTTTATTTAAATTTTAATTTGTTATGAAATTACGAAAATATCTTGTTTAAAAATCAATATTCTTGAAATAAATACTTTGCCACCCAAATTGCCAAATCTTTCAGTCCTATCCGTTTGTAGCGTTAAATTGCACATTTGCAAGTCAAACGCTGATAAGTCTAGGTTGCTTGTAGATGTTGGCTTAATTGCACTTATAATTGCCCCACACGCAGTATTTAATGTTTTGCTGTTGTTGTATTTGTATTCCCAACTATGTACGCTTAATTGTACAGTTAATTGTACGTCTGAGCTATTAAATGTACTTGTCTCAGTTGATGTTGCATCATTAATGACACAATAAATTTTATGCTTAACATCATCCGGCTCCTCACCCTCATAAACAGGAATATCCAATCCATTCACTATCTCATAGTAAGCTTGTAATATTGCGCTGTTTACATCTCTCATAATTTAAATATTGCTCTTAAATTCTTTTTTAATTCAGGCAAAGTTTTATTGACTGATGGATAAAGAAATGGTTTTGCAGGGATACCGTCTTCCATTATTTGTTTTATAGTAAAATAAATATGCGCTTTATCGGTAATTCCCTTTCTAGCTGCCCATGCTTTTATAGATAAAACAAACTCTTTAAACGTTCCACCTGCTTTGCCTTTAAATGTTGCTGCATATGTTTGCCAATCTGCAGGCAAAGCACTTACATAAGCAGCTGCAAATTTTCTAGTACCAAATTCAATATAAGCTGCATATTTTGCTGATGCTACAACACTTGCCGAACCTTGACCATATCTAGGACTTATTGACCTAAGTAACATTCCCTCATCACTACTTTTTTGACTAACTAACATTTTTGCATTTGCTGCCGTCTCATCTGCCCACGCATTTAGCTCAGCTTGTACATCTTTTTGTACATCATTAGCTAAATTATCCATCTTTTTAATCAATGCATCTATGCCCTTTATTTGTAACTCCATTAGTAATAAAGTATTGTAGCAACCTCGTTCTGTTCAAAATAAGCACCCCATGTAAACTCACCTGTAGCACTATTATATAAAACCTCTTTACCCACTGGACTACCTGATGTAATTACTAGATATTGGATGCCATCCTTAAACGCACCAAATACATTTTTGCCAACCAATCCATTGTAAGTAAATTGATACTCACCACCCTCAGCTATGTAGTTGTATACTTTTATATTGCCTGTATCCATTGGTGCATCTGAATTTATTGATTCATCTAACTTAGTTGCTTTTATATATTCAAAAGACTTTGCTCCCTCCGTTCTTATCTGTATTGAATTAATCTTGTAAAATTGTGATTCATACTC